ATTTTGCTGAAAAAATTCGTGCACTGGGAGCATTTGTTCCTGCCAGCTACACTAGATTCAGCATGCTGACCACAATCGAAGACGAAACTGCAGTTCCTGATCAAGTGGGCATGATTGCAGAATTACTGGCCGACAATGAAAAAATGTTGCGTGTGCTTAAAATGATTTATGATTTGGCCGAAGCTGCCGGCGAGCACGGTTTCAGCAACTTCCTGGCTGAACGCATGGATGCACATCGCAAACATGGATGGATGCTCAAGGCCAGCCTAAAATAAAGGTTGGCCATGTTTGTACACGATTTATTTGAACGTGCCAGTAGCGTACTATTTCATTATACCACCATCCCAGCTGCATTAAAAATACTTAAATCGGGTAACTTTGAATTGGCCAGTGTTGTGGGCAACCGCAGCGAAGAGCAGTATGCACCCAAAGGTCGTCCATTCTTTTTGAGTTTGACTAGATCGGTCACTGGTGACTATCATCGCTTTGTGGGATCCAGCGGTGTCATGTTCAAGTTGAATGGTGATTGGTTCAATCACAACTATGTGGTTAAACCCATTGACTACTGGGAACGTGCTTGGTTACACAGCGATGGCACACGTTCTAGAGAGAGCGAAGATCGTGTGTTTAGCACCGAACCCACTATACCCAACAAAGCAATTGAATCCATACATGTGTTGTTAAAAGAACAGCATGAATATCGCAGCCCCGAAACTCGCCAACTGATCTTGTCAGCCAAACAGCAAGGCTTTCCAATCTTTTTATACACCGACGAAGCAGCTTGGCGCTTGTTGGACACACGTCATGCCAAGAGTCTCAGCCAAGCACAAGATGTACTCAAGGGTGCAACACCAGCCGGATACTCGCGCAAGCCCACTGACTATGTCAAACCCTGGATTGAATTGCTGACCAAGAACAATGTGCAACACCTTAGTGATCGTGCACAACGCTTGTTGAAAAATATAAGATACTACAGCCGCCCCAACGAGGACAACAACTTGGCTGTAGATCTAAGCAATGGGCGTAAACCCAATTCCAGCGACCGTGCTAGTGTAGTAGAAATTATAAAATACATGCAGGCCAATCGTATCAAGTCCACAGTGGATTTGAAGAATGCCCTACAGGCCAAATGGGACAAGATCATCAATGGCGTACAAGAAGCATCTGGAGTCATTGCCACCAAGGCACAGGCTCGCGATCCACGCTACTCGATGAGTCTTACAAAAGATGTTCGTCCTGGACAAATTGAAAAGAACTTGAAAGCATTTAACTTGGACGAGGACTCATTGCAAGAAGCATTTGATAAACCTTATCCGATTAAATGGGAAAAGAGTGATTACGGCGATGTTGATGCATTGGCTAAATTACCAGACGGTACTCCTCTAAGCATCATGTTTAATCTTGCTGACATGTCAGAGAATGATTGGGGTGTTGAATTTTATAGAAGCAACAGTCAATCGGTCACCGGAGAAGGTGATGCTCAACGAGTATTTGCCACAGTATTAAATGCTATTAGTAAATTTATTAAAAAGAAAAAACCCAATACTCTATTTTTCTCCGCAGTAAAAGAAGAAGATCCCACTGGCAGCAGAACAAAACTATATGATAGATTAGTTCAAAGATATGCTACACAGTTAGGCTACAACTTAAAAAAAATAGATTATCCTGAACAAACAGGATATAAGCTAACACGCAATGAACAAAAAGTAAAAGAAGATTCAGAAAACTTCAATGGCATAGATATCTCTATGGAAATACAAAAAGATGATGAGTATGTGGACGATGACGACTACGATAACCAAGTACTATATGTCGTTGCCAGTAACGATGGTCGTGAGTTGGGTCATGTGTTATTTGCATTTGATGGTGAATATCTACTACCACAAGACCTAGAAGTTGAAGAACGCTATCAAGGTCAAGGCATTGCTAAAACAATGTATGACTACGTAAAGAGCAAAGGTTATAAGATACGTCGTAGTGGTCAACAGACTGATGCTGGTGCCGGCTTTTGGGACAAACACAAGCCTGGTAAAAATGTATGGGAACAGAGTGTAGCGGAAAACTTTGCTGATGGCAAAAATCCTGGACGCAAGGGTCTAGCCAAACGCATGGGTGTAAATACCAAAGCGTCAGTCAGTAGTTTAAGAAATACTGCTAAACACAGCACAGGTGAAAAAGCACGTATGGCGCACTGGTTGGCCAACATGAAGGCAGGACGAGCAAAGGCCAATAAAAAATGAGAGCACGTGAATTTATTGCCGAAGTATTTCAACCTGGTAAAACAAACTGGGAGTGGGCACGTCGCAGCGATGATGAAGCCTCTGCGTTTTTTAAGGTAGGCAACAGAGAATATCTTTGGCAAGCCTTTACAGGTAGCGATCCCAAAAAGTGGGAAATACAATTTCGCTTATTAAGAGATCATGAAAACGATCCTGCTGACTTGGATTTGTTTGGAAAGACTGGTACAGGTAATTCTGCACAAGTGTTATCAACCGCAGTAGATATTATCCGTGCATTCTTAAAAGAATACGGCATCGACAAAGTAGAAGAAATCACATTCAATGCCAAAGAAGATAGTCGTATTGAATTATATGCCAAGATGATTAAGCGTTTGTTGCCCAATTGGGAGTTGTACAGCAAAAAAGATCCAGTTGATGGCATGGTGTTTCATCTCACTGACCGTAGAGCATACGACAAGATTGGCGAAGACCAACAACCGCAACAATTGTTCACTGCTGCCGAAGTTTGGAAATATGTTAAACGTATACACCCCAGTGACCAGCAAGGCGGTGGTTTCTTAAAAAGCCTAGTGGTGGCTCACCCTCACTGGGAACTTCGCACAGTTCCGCTAACTCAGTTGCATATACCTGATCCCGCAAGTGAAGACGAACCAGAAGATCCGTACGATCGTGTACTAGACATTGACAGATCGCATGTTAATGCAATTCCCACACATGATATTAAAAATAAACCCATTGTGGTAGATGCCGATGGATATATCATTGATGGTAATCATCGAGCACTGGCAGCCAGCATGCGCGGTATGACTGCAATACCAGCTTATGTACCAGCCGCCGAAAAATCGCTAGATGAAACTGTGCCCGACATCAACTATGGCATTGGTGCTGACCCTGGTAAACTGGTTGCGGTTGGCAAGAACGGCCAAGTACCACATGCAACATTACATGTCAACACCAGTCCAGCTCGAGCTAAAAAATTAGGACTGCCGCACTAGAGAGTAAGTAATATTATGAACCTAATACTAACTGAAGCAGCTGGTGAAAAAATTAATGATTTGCTAGCTGAAGAAAATGATCCAGCATTGAAATTGCGTACTTTTGTGCAAGGTGGTGGTTGCAGTGGTTTCAGTTATGGATTTACTTTTGATAGCGATGTCAACGAAGACGATTACGTGATTGAGCAACACGGTTGCACCATATTAGTAGATGCCATGAGTATGCAATACCTACAAGGCGCCACAGTGGACTATGTGGAGGAAATCATGGGTTCTAGATTTGTCATCAACAATCCCAATGCTCAAACCACATGCGGTTGCGGATCCAGTTTCAGCGTTTAATTTCCAGCCCGTCTCAGGGTCAATAAATATTATTATCAATCAAGGGCAGCAATGGCCATTTACAATCAACCATATACTCAAGAATTTGCCAGACGAGAATTCATAGAAAGCGGTGAAGACTGGCTCATGCGTAAGCTGGCAGGACAGTTGGGCACGGTCCTAGATGTTGGCAGCAACATTGGCGAATGGACACGTATGACACGTGAATTCAATCCCGACGCTGAAATACACACATTCGAAATTGTGCCCGACACCTATAGAAAACTGTTGGCCAATATTCCCATTGACAACAAAATTGTACCCAATGGTTTTGGTTTATCGGATCAGCAGGGCACCATAGATATCAAGTATTGCACCACGTTCGATGCAGTTAGCACATACCTAACTGAACTGGCAGTTGAAAATTTTGAGTGGCGTACCGGACTGACCATGACCGGTGACCAATATGCACACAGTCGTAGACTGGATCGCATTGACTTTCTTAAACTGGATGTTGAGGGAGCCGAAGGCCTAGTGATTGACGGGTTTGCAGAAACCATAGCATCCAACCGTGTGGGCATTATCCAATTTGAATACGGCTTTGCCAATGTGCTCAGTAGATTTTTACTGGTGGATGCTTATCGCAAACTGACACCATACGGATATCAATTGGGCTTGTTGGGCCCCAACGGTGTTGAATTTAGAGATTACATGCTCACACACGAAACTTTTGTGGGCCCCAATTATATAGCAGTACATCCCAGTCACATGTACCTGTTTCAATGAACACGCCTTAGGACCGGTACTCGTTACCGTGGTGTGGGGCGGCTGCTGCCCGGGACGGCCCGATTCGCTACCGGGAATCCCAAAGTGAGCATTTTATCACAAAACGGCAAAAATTACACTTGCTATCACAATCTTATTCGCGTATACTAGTATTTTTACTGGAGACTTTTCTATGACTGCAAAAATGTTTAGCGGCGAGCAACGTGCAAAATTAACTCAAATTGTCAATGAAGGCATGCGTACCATGCTAGAAATTGAAGATCTTAATGCTGGCTTGAATGACACCATCAAGGCTGTGGCAGAAGAACTAGAAATCAAGCCCGCTATTCTCAAGAAAGCCATTAGAATTGCACACAAAGCCAGCTTGGGCGAAACCAATCGTGATCACGAAGATCTCAACACTATTTTGGAAACTGTGGGCAAGACTCTCTAATGAGTTATGTAGACGCTCTTTTTGACAAGGCCAAAGATCGTATTCACATTGTGGAGCGAGTTGATGGTCAAAGGGTATATCGAGAATACCCAGCTAACTATGTGTTCTATTACGATGATCCACGTGGCAAGTTCCGTACCATCTACGGAACCACTGTAGGCAGATTCAGCACACGCAACGGCAAAGAGTTTCAAAAAGAACTTAGAAACCATGGCGATCGCAGACTCTGGGAAAGCGACATCAATCCGGTATTCCGTTGCCTGGAAGAAAATTATCTAGGCGCCAATTCACCGCGACTGCAAACGGCATTTTTCGACATTGAAGTTGACTTTGATCCGGTGCGTGGATACAGCAAGCCCGAAGATCCCTTCAATGCCATCACTGCCATTACAGTATATCTAGACTGGTTGGACAAGTTGGTCACACTAGTGGTTCCGCCACGCAGTTATTCTTGGGAGACTGCACAGGAAATTGCCGATAGATACGACAACTGTTTCCTGTTTGATCGCGAAGAAGATCTACTGGACACGTTTTTGAACCTGATCGATGACGCCGATATCCTTAGTGGTTGGAACAGTGAAGGCTTCGATATTCCTTACACAGTCATGCGTATCACCAAAGTATTGAGCCGTGATGATACACGTAGATTGTGTTTGTGGAACCAACTGCCCAAACAACGCACATTTGAACGCTTTGGTGCTGAAAACATCACGTTCGACTTGTTGGGTCGTGTGCACCTAGACTACATGCAACTGTATCGCAAATACACCTATGAAGAACGTCATAGTTACAGTTTGGATGCCATTGCCGAATACGAATTAGGCGAGCGCAAGACTCAATATGAAGGTACTCTAGATCAACTGTACAACAAGGACTTTCCTACATTTATTGACTATAACCGACAAGACACCATGCTGTTGGCCAAATTTGACAAGAAGTTACGCTTCTTGGATCTAGCCAACGAATTGGCGCACGACAATACTGTGCTATTGCCCACCACAATGGGCGCTGTGGCTGTTACCGAACAGGCCATCATTAACGAAGCACATCAACAAGGTTTAATTGTTCAAAACAGGAGTAGAAAAGATGACCGTGAAGACTCGCAAGCAGCAGGTGCCTATGTTGCTTATCCCAAAAAAGGCATCCACGAATACATCGGAGCCATTGACATCAACTCGCTCTATCCCTCGGCTATTCGCGCCCTTAACATGGCCTGTGAAACCATCGTTGGCCAATTGCGACCCACACTGACTGATCACTACCTGGCCGCTCGCATGGCTGATCAAGTGGTAAACGGCAAGACTGTGAAAGGCAGTTCGTTTACTGATGCATGGGAAGATACATTTGGCAGCTTGGAGTATACCGCAGTCATGAATGGCGAAATCGGTACCGAGATTACCATAGACTGGGAGGATGGCAGCAGTAATGTGGTCAGTGCCGCTGATGTTTGGAACATGGTGTTTAACAGCAATCAACCCTGGATCCTGAGTGCCAACGGTACCATTTTCAAATACGATCAAAAGGGCATTGTGCCCGGCTTGCTGGAACGCTGGTATGCTGAACGTAAGGAAATGCAGGCCAAAAAGAAAGCAGCAACCACACCCGAAGAAATTGCATTTTGGGACAAACGACAACTGGTTAAAAAGATTAACTTGAACAGTTTGTATGGTGCTATTCTTAATCCGCATTGCAGATTCTTTGACAAGCGCATTGGACAGAGTACCACACTGACTGGTCGTGTGATTGCTAGACACATGGATGCATTTGTAAACGAATGTGTCACTGGCGAGTACAATCACGTGGGTGATGCCATCATTTACGGTGACACAGACTCGGTGTATTTTAGTGCATGGCCGGCCATTCGCGACGAAGTTGAAAGCGGACAGATGGAATGGAATCGAGAAATCTGTGTTGAACTTTACGACAACATTGCCGAACAGGTCAACAACAGCTTCCCGGCATTCATGGAACGTGCATTTCATGCTCCCAGAGACATGGGTGCCCTGATCAAGGGTGGTCGAGAACTGGTGGCATCAAAAGGTCTTTTTATTAAGAAAAAACGCTACGCAGCCTTGATTTATGACCTTGAAGGCAAACGACTAGATGTAGACGGCAAGCCAGGCAAACTCAAGGCCATGGGCTTGGACTTGAAGCGATCAGACACACCCAAGGTGGTACAAGACTTTTTAAGTGAGATCTTGCTAGATGTCTTGACCGGCGCTGAAAAAGAGCACATCTACGACAAGGTTCGCGACTTTAAATTGCTGTTCCAGGATCGCCCAGCATGGGAGAAGGGCACACCCAAACGTGTCAACAACTTGACCAAATACGGTGCACTGGAAGCCAAATCAGGCAAAGCCAACATGCCCGGACATGTGCGAGCTGCACTGAACTGGAACAATCTGCGTCGCATGCACGGTGACAACTACAGCATGGCCATTGTGGATGGCATGAAGACCATTGTGTGCAAGTTGCGAGACAACCCCATGGGTTATACCAGTGTGGGTTATCCCACTGACGAAAGTCACATCCCGCAATGGTTCAAAGAATTGCCGTTTGACGACAACAAAATGGAAGCTGGCATTGTGGATCAAAAGGTAGAAAACTTGCTGGGTGTGCTGGACTGGGACATTCCCAACCATACCGAAATCAAGACCACTTTTGACAGCTTGTTTACATGGGATTAATTTTACCATAACGGTTGTATTCTCTAAATACAATCATGTACAATACATCAACACAGGAGAACTTATGAAAGACCAACTTTTAGACATCGTACAGCACACACACGGATTGGGTGTGATTGATTTGGCCAAGGTTATTGGCACTGAAAACAGCACAGAAATTGCAGCCATTGCCGAAAACAAATCGGTTGTTGTTGATGCAAAGTTTGCAGGTGTAGTGCCTGAATTTATTGGCACGTTTGGTATGCCAAACCTGGCCAAGCTGAATACCATTTTGAACATCAACGAGTACCGCGAAGATGCTCAGTTGACCATTACCACACAGCCAGGTAAAGAGCCCGACACCACTGTGCCCAACGGCATTCACTTTGAAAACAAGACCGGTGACTTTAAAAATGATTATCGCTTCATGAGCGAGGCCATCATTAATGAAAAGGTCAAGAGCACTAGATTCAAAGGCGTCAAATGGGGCGTGGAAATTGAGCCCAGCGTACTCAGTATCCAACGCTTGAAGTTTCAAGCCAGCGCCAACAGCGATCAAGAAACATTTACAGCCAAGACCGATAAAGGCGACTTGGTGTTTTACTTTGGTGATCATAGTAGCCATGCCGGTAACTTTGTGTTTGCTACTGGAGTTAGCGGCACATTGAATCGTTCTTGGTCTTGGCCTATCAATGTTGTAATCAGTATTTTAAACTTGCCTGGTGACAAAATGTTGCGTATCAGTGACGAAGGTGCTGCACAGATCACAGTAGACTCAGGCATCGCAGTTTGGAATTACACTATCCCAGCACAGACCAAATGATTGACTACGTATCCGGCGGCGAGTTTCTAGACGTTACCAGTAACAAGGGTTATTACCCCACTGTCAACACATACCAGCCAATTACTGGTATGGTGGCATTTGATTGTACTACTCAATCCTTGAAATTGTTTGATGGTAACAATTGGACAAACATTGGTGGTGGCACAGCTAACATCAAGTTAGATGGTCGCGCCATCAGTATACTCAAGTGGGCCGAGCAAAAAATGCAGGAAGAAAAAGAACTAGCCAGCATCATTGAAAAACATCCGCACTTGATGGCTGCCGTAAACGAAGTCGAACATGCCAAGCAGGCCTTACAAACACTTATAACATTAGCCAAAGACCATGGAACAACAACAGGATAACTTAACCGCTAAACAAAACGACTACGCTGTATTCTTACCGGCCATTAGCGGTTTTTATGCCACGTTTGTGGGTCGTCAACGCAATGAACCGTATGTGGATCCTGCACGATTCCCACAGGGATTTGTTGACATGGAGCAAATGAACTGGCTCAATAGTCAGAAAGCCCTGTTCCCGTATCGTTGGAGTCTATACTCAGGTGGACATGCCAATCTTGATCTTACTCGACAGGACTGGAGCGAAGACATGGTTCGCAATCGTGAACCTGGTACCACTGTGCTGGGTGACTCGGGCGGATTCCAAATTGCCAAAGGCTTGTGGGAAGGTGACTGGAAAGCCAACTCCGGTTGCCCACGTGCACAGGCCAAACGTGAGGCTGTGCTCAAATGGTTAGATGGCATTGCCGATTACGGAATGACACTGGATATTCCCACATGGGTGGTCAAGGATCCTTTTGCCAGTAGTAAATGCCAAATCACCACACACAGTCAAGCTGTGGCTGCGACCAAATTCAACAACGAATACTTTATTGCCAATCGCCGCGGCATTGAAAATGGTGGTGCTCGATTCTTGAATGTGTTACAGGGTGCCAATCACAACGAAGCCGAAGACTGGTATCAGACCATGAAGGACTACTGTGATCCTGCAAAGTACCCAGGACGTCATTTCAACGGCTGGGGCATGGGTGGTCAAAACATGTGTGATGTACATCTTGTGTTGAAACGCCTAGTGGCCCTACGCTACGATAATCTACTGCAAACTGGTGTGCACGACTGGATGCACTTCTTGGGCACCAGCAAGCTGGAATGGGCTGTGTTGCTGACTGTGATACAACGTGCAGTTCGTCGGTATGTGAATCCCAATTTCACAATCAGTTTTGACTGTGCCAGTCCATTCTTGGCCACTGCCAACGGACAGGTCTATTACGAAAATGTTTTCCCGCAGGATGGCAAATGGAGCTATCGTATGGCTCCCAGTGCTGATGATAAAAAATATGCCACTGACACACGCAAGTGGTCAACTGGTGTTGTGGCTGACGGTATCTACAACAACTGGCAAGAAAGTCCAGTCAGTGACATGTTGACCATGCGTGATATCTGTATCTACAAAGCAGGTACACCCAAGCCCGGAGTCACCATCACAGAAGAAAACTTTAAAGATCCTGATCTTTATGCAGTACTGCCTGATTTCAACAAAAACGGCAAATGGGGCAAAACCAGCTGGGACAGTTTCAGCTACATGCTGTTGATGGGTCATAATGTATGGATGCACTTGACTGCGGTTCAGGAGGCCAATCGACGCTTTGATGCCGGCGAACATCCGGCCATGATGCGACGCAGTACTGGAGACTATGCCTATTTTGAAGACATTGTCGACAGCATTTTTGCTGCACCCGATCGAGCCACAGCCGAAAGCATCATTGAAAAGTACGACACTTACTGGATGGAGATTGTGGGCACTCGTGGATTCAAAGGCAAAAAGGCCAAGAATTCCAACACCATGTTTGGCATGCTGTTCTCAGAAGAACCCTATGTTGAACCCACACTAGACGAAACTCGATTAACTGATTTGGAGAGTTAAAATGAACCGACAAGGACATGAAAATGTACAGTTCTTCTACGGCACTGAAATTGAACGTACACCTGCATACGGACAGTATACCCTGTTTGTGGTTGGTGTACAATCACTAGATGACATTGCTGCTGCCCTGACCAATGGCAGTCAACCAGTTGAACACATCTATTTTGGTGCCAACATGAGTTTCCCTCAACTGTCAATCAATGACATTGACGGGTGGCGACCATGGGAAACCATGATTAGAAGCTGTCTCGATCTGGGCTATACCTGCACTTTGGATCTGGATGTTGCTTCAGTTGAGGGCTTGTTAGAGGGTGGCCTAACCGAACATATGAATTTTATTCCCATGATTTCGGTGAAATTGCCCTATTTACAACAGCTGGGTTTTAATGCTACAATTAAGTTAGACGACAAAGACTTTGCCGCTACCAATTTTGGTGTATGGTGTCATAGCCTACACTCTTTGACCAACCGAGACAATTTCACCGCTTGGCGTGAATACTCAAAAGATGAGGTTTAACATGATTAGACGAACCCTGCATAGATTGCTACATTGGGCTTGGGATTACGAAGAGTCTCTAACTAAAGACAAGATAGAATATGTCACGGCTAAACTTACAAGCACTAGCGAACGAGAATCGGCACGTTTGCCCAACGGTATCAACTTTGAAGTGATTCCAGCACAGGGCGGATGTGTGATACATGTGCATCACTACAATCGAAAGCAAGACGAAATTGTGCGGCACCTGCATGTGTTACACGATGGTGAAACCTTTGACGAACAACTCACACACATTATCAGCATGGAAAGACTACGAGCATGACCACATATCAAGAACG